GTTACGTTATCTGATCCGTTACCTGCCGTCCTTGCAGTAGTAGATACACCACTACCATTAACAACAATACCAGCAGCGTCTGAAATACTAATTACAACTCCAGCACTGGGTTGCGATGTTGGGAAATTATCTTCATCTGCTATAACTTCTAATCCACCAATAGGTGCAATCTGAGCTGCAACATAGTCTACAACAGCTCCAGAAGTTGGTAACTGTGTATCACTATTAGAGATAGATGTTTGTTTTAAATCACTAGCTAATTTAGCAAGAGTTATATTACTATCTGCTACTTTCGCTGTTGTTACATTAGCATCAGTAATCTTAGATGTTGTAACAGCATTAGAAGCTATCTTAGCTGTAGTAACTGAATCAGTAGCTAACTTACTATAACCTATAGTACTATTAAGTATTTCAGCATGAGTAACAGCAGAAGCTGCAATCTTATCTGTAGTTACAGCGTCATCTGCTATCTTAGCTGTAGTTACCGCACTATCAGCTAATGATTGAGTATAAACATGTCCATCTCCAATATGTTCATGGTTTATAGAATCATCAGCTATCTTAGCTCCAGTAATTGCGTCAGCTGCGATCTTAGCTGTAGTTACCGCAGAATCAGCAATCTTAGCTGTAGTTATATTTGCGTCTGTTATATGATGATGATGAATAGAGTTATCTATAAGCTCACCATGACCTACAGCATCATCTGCTATCTTAGCTACAGTAATTGCACTATCTGCAATCTTAGCTGTAGTAACATTAGAGTTTGCTATCTTAGCTGTAGTAACTGAATCAGCAGCTAACTTATCTGCACCTATAGTACCATTAAGTATTTCAGCATGAGTAACAGCAGAAGCTGCTATCTTATCAGTTGTAATTTGATCATTAGCTATATGCTCAGTATCAATAGAGCCAGCTGCTAAGTGTTCAGAATTGACAACATCATCTGCTATCTTAGCTGCAGTAATTGCGTCAGCTGCAATCTTAGCTGTAGTAACATTAGCATCAATAATATTAGCTGTAGCTACAGCAGATGCTCCAAGTTTAGCATTGGTTACAGAACTGTCTCCTAGCTTTGCTGAATTAATAGCAAGATTAGCTATTTTATTTGTAGTAACTGCACCATCATTTATCTTAGCTGTAGTTATCGCTGCATCAGTCAGTTCACTGGTTGCAATAGCTCCGCTAGATGCGGCTGTAATTCTACCCTGTGCATCGACTGTAATATCAGTAGCAGTGTAAGAACCAGCTGTAACTGAAGTATGAGCTAACTTATCAGCAGTTACATTGTTATCTGCTATCTTTGCTGTTGTTACCTGAGAGTCTGCAATGTGAGCAGTATCAATACTTCCATCAACATAATGCTCTGAGTTGATCTGATCATCAGCTATTAAAGCACCAGTTATATTATCAGCTTTTATCTTAGCTGTAGTAATAGCAGAATCTTGTACATCATATGTCTGTATTAACTGATCATCTTGTTCTTCTAGAGATCTTAAAACTTGTGTTTGGTTATCATTTAGATCATCTGCTTTAACAGAAGAACCAGCATAATATGTAGCTTTTCCTTCTACTGCATCACCTGCGTTATTTAATACCTTTGTATCTCTTACGATACGAACTACAGCTGGACTAGCTGGTACGTTACCTGATGTCCAAGTTACTGTACCACCGTTTGTTGTATAACTGGTTATATTATAATGCGTAGCTGCTGTCTTTAAGACATTATCTACGTATACTTTGATTTCATCAGAAGAGAAGGTCTTAATAGAAAAAGCTTCAGAAGCACCCCCACTTGCTGTATATTGTTTAAAACTTGCCATTGTTTAGATATTTAAGAAAGTGGTGGATTTATTTATACATTGCTAATAAATTATTAGTGTCACTAGTTTTTCTTCTTCGTTCTAGTGTTTTTATATCTTCTTCTCTAATTAAATCTTCTACTACATCTTCTCTTCTGATATTCAACCAAGCCTGTTGTCTTGCCTTATCAAATAATCTACCTAAGATTATATTATGGTAATAGTCTCCAGGCTCATAGTCACCTCTTTTACCCATTCTAATATCCTTCTGCATTTCTGCAATAGAGGCAAGTATCTTTTTATTTTTAGCTAATTTATTAAGTTCAAGTTCTAAGTTTTGATCACCAATAGCTTTTTGGAACATTGATCTGATTTGAGGTGAATTAGTTAAGTTATATCCATCAGGAGAATAGTATACAGACATTCTTAAATCATAACCACTATTAAATAATAACTGTCTACCAGGACTAGATTCTAAATTAAAGTTTATAGGCATTAAAGCATTCCACATTCTAGTCATGGGATCATGTTCTTTAATAGGTTTACCATTTAATAAATCATATTTAATAGGAAGTTCATTAGCAGCTATATGTTCAGTAATTAAGTTTCTATTTCTTAAAGCATCTGCTATACCAGAGTTCAATTCTCTAGTATAAGGAGTTAGTACTTTACCAATTTCATTTCTTAATCCAGCTAAAGGTACTTGATTATTTAATAAACCTGCAATTATTCTAGCACTTTGTCCAGGTCTACCTCCGAATAAATCTACAAATTGCTGTAATCCAGCTAAGTAAGATTTACTAGTTATAGATGTAGCTATTACTAATGCTACTTTTTGAAGTTCTCTTTCTGTCCATTCTTCACCCATTAATTGACTAGCATCACCTATATTGGCAATAGTAGACATTATTTGGTTATATGGTTCTAAAGCATCATATCCGACACAAACTGATCCAAGGCAGAACTGTCTAGTTTTATAACCAGCATCTATCCATGCTTGTCTCTTCTGTCTATCCATTGGACCATCACCAGTCATCTTACCACTTAACCATGCCCATGATGCCATACTAACGACAGCAGAACCCATTGCAAGTCTACCTGTCTGTAATGCCTTAGCATTAGCAAGCTCGGCTGCATTAGTTATACCATACTTAACTAAATCTGGTATATCAGCTGATGTAGCTAAAGCTATGTCATTAAATTCTTTTACTAAGAAGTTAAAGCCAGGTGTATGTTTAGCAGTTAATTGAAGACCATTGATACCAGTTCTAGCAAATAAGAAGAAAGGTTTAGCCCAAGGATTAGCTTGGAATACTTGGTTTAATCCAGATACAAATCCAGTTAATTCTTGAGTAAGTGTTACTTCTTTACGAGCAAACTTAGTAGCTGCATCTATAATATTACCATCAGCATCAAATATTTCTCTGTAGAAATCCTCTTCAAATACTTTAATAAGATCTGGAGTTATTTCTGTGTAAGCTGTAAGAACACCTTTTGCCTTAGCATCTAGTGCTGATCTCAAAGCTTTCTCTCTCATCTTAGCTCTACCTAGAAGATACGCAAAGGTATCGTCTATAGCAGCCATGATTCTAGTACCACCACTAAAGAAACTATTATCGTTTATAGATCTAGCCATATTAGCTATGTTAAAAGCTATCTTGTCTCCTACAGTAGCTCTACCTGAATCTTCTACCCACTTTCTCATTAACTCCCAGTTTCCATCACCTCTATTAAACTCAGCAAATCTAGATTTAATTGTAGAAAGATCTCCTTTCCAATATGAATTTACTCTAGATTTAAACAATTCAAATGCTTCTGGTATAGTTTCCATCATAGCATTGAGTGATGATAAACCAGCTCTTATAGTTGTAGAATCTCCATCAAAAGGATACCTAAGAGTAGCCCCTAGTGTTGTAGCAAAAGGTCTAGTAAAGGTTGCGATTGAAGTACCCATTAAAGCCCTTACAGGTGTCTTAGGACCACTTAGGATACTATTTACCATCATACCTTCTAATTCTTTTATCAATACACCAGTCTGCTTCTTACCGCCAATTTCTCCTCCTTTGATTACTTTCCTAGCCCATGCATCAAAGTCATCTAAATTATTGACTTCTTTCATTTGGGAGAAAGCTTCAAATAGAGCATTTAATAAACCTTCATCTGGATCATCTTTAGCTATTTGTAGTATAGACATAATAGAATCTCTAGTATCTGCCATGTCTTTAGCTAGAGTTTCTTGTAAGTATCTACGTTTACCAGCTCCTAACTCTCTAAAGTTTTGAGATTTAACAATCCTAGCTCTTTTAGCTTCAGTCAAAGCAGTAAGCATAGTATCCATAATCTGATCAGCAGGACCATCAATATCCATTAGATCTGCGAAATCAGCTATCTCTCTACCTGCAATACCTAAATCTCTTAACTGCCTTAGCAATGTACCAACTACTAAATCAACTACTACTACATTTTTACTAGTAATAGTGACAATTTCATCTGGTGTTCCTTTGCTATATACATCGGAACTTTCAAAGATTTCCATTAAGTATTCTTCAGCTGACATATCAACTGCATTTCTACC